CCTGGCGTTGGTGAAATCGGTGACGATGACCCATTTGACGCAGGAGAGGGCAGACAGATTGACGAAGCAATAGATGACTTGGAAGCTGATGCTGACCTTGAAGATGGTGGCGAGCCAGAACTTGGTGATGATGACCTTGAATTAGGCGGCGATGAGGAAGAGTCAGAACTTGATGACGATAACCTTGATTTAGGCGGAGAAGACCCAGTTGGTGACGAATATTCTGATGATGAGTTAGACGTTGAGGATGATTACTCAGAAGACGGCGTTGAAGAGAGGCTTTCTTCATTGGAAGACATTGTTAACAAAATTGCTGACAAGTTAGGCGTAGGCACATACGATGACGATGACCTTTATGATGATGAAGGTTTTGATGGTGATGACGAAGATGATGATGCAGAATTCGAATTAGATATGGACGATGCTGATGCTGATTTGGAAGACGCAGATGCAGACTTAGAGGATGCTGATGCTGATTTAGAAGATGCAGAAGATGAAGCGCCAATTGAAGACGAGACAGCATTCGGCGATAATACGGTATATGAGTCAAGAGCATATCGCGCAATGAAGTTGAGAGAGTCAATGAGAAGAGGCAGAAGAATCAATGAAGGCGGTATGACACCATTCAAGGATGCAGGACGTGTTCCACAGGGTAATATGAACAAGTTGGATGACTTTGGTAAGCACCCTACATATCAGAAGGTTGTTATGTCATTACCTCCAAAGGATTTACAGGAATTCCCTGATTACTACGATATGAATGATGAATCAGTAAGAAATGATAGTCCTTACGGAGAAAAGATTGGCGATGGCGCACCATTCGACATTGACCCAGAATCAATTGACAACGCAATTGCAGAGAGCATCAAGCGTACTTTAAAAAAAAAGAGATAAACGAGAAGTTTGTTCTTAAAGCACCAAACGCTGATAATGGCTTAGATGGAGGAATGACTCCAATGCCACCGATGCCTCCAATGGGAGGTGATGTACCTGGAGGAGACCCAATGATGGGTGGGGAAGAGCCACCTATGGGACCAGATGCAGAAGGTGAACCAGATGAGGAAGGTGGAGCAGGCTCAGATGTTAAGAAATACTCAGGTGAATTAAGTCAAGCACTTAACACTTACAATGAGGAAAATCCAAATGATGAGGAAAAACTTAACAAGTATGCAGCAAATATGATTGCAGCCCAAGTAGCAAATTACTTGAGTGATAAAGATAAGAGAAAGGTAATCAAAAAGTTGCAAGGCGAAGATGATGAGGGCGATGATGGTATGAGTTCTGATGAGCAGCCACAGCCACAACCTGAAGAAGAGCCAATGCCACAGATGGAAAACAGAATCATAAAAGAGATTACTGATGAACTCATTAATGGCAGAAAGCCAGCAAAACGTAAGGAAAAGTACAGAACTAACAAAAAAGTAACAAACCATAGCCCATTTGTTTTTGATGGGATTTAATAAAATAAGGAGTGATTTATTCACTCCTTTTTTTATTTTCTAATTATTTATATATAAAATAAAATATATCATGAATATAGTTTTTACAAAAAAGCAATTAAATCTAATTAGAGAAATGGATTTTAGCGGAGGCGGCTCAAATGATGACAAAGCATCAGCATCAGTAGTTAACAAAGAGGGAGATAACGATGTATCTTCTTTGGTTCAAGATGCTCAAGATGTTGCTCAAAAACCAGGTGCAAATGATATGAATAAAGATATTAACGTACAAAGTTATACAAACAAGCAAATACCAAAACAAAATGCAACTAAGGTTATGACTATTAGTCAAGGAGGCGATAGCATAAGCAAAATTGCTACAGACGTTCAGCAACAAATTCTAGGAACACCTGATAAGGCGTTGCCCGGTATAATAAGATTGACTAATGGCGTAGAAAGAGACGGTAAATTAGTTGAAGTAACAACATTTAAAAAAAAAGAATTAGATAAGTTTTTGAAAACTCTTTAATATGAAAATAATTTTAAAAGAGGAACAATTACAGCCATTAAAGTTACCTCCTTTTATATATAAGGCTATTATGTCAAAGAACACATCAATAGGCGACAATCCTGCATTGCCGCCATCTGGTGAATTTGGCTTTGAGTATGGCCTTATCAAGTCTAAGTTTAAAGAAGTTGATGAAGTAATTTCAAAATATATAGAGAGAGGTGAACTTGAATCAAAAGACCCTGATTATCTTGTTTCAGTATTGAACAAAAAAATAGAACAATGTAAGAAACTTGAAAAGCCAATAGCACATCAATTACAAAAATTGTGCGAAAATATTGTTAATGACTATTTTTCAATACCTGAAGATACTATTTTATTCAAATGCACTCTCACAAATAAGGTTAAGCCAAAGAATAGCGTTAGAATATTACCGGAAAATGATGAAGCAGGAAATACATATGATTTTGAAGATGTTGACGAACTTGAATTAACAAACAAGGTTATATTGAAAAGAAGATTTATAAATTCCCTTATTCAAGGATTTTCATATTGGCTTTCAACAGACATTGATGATTGGTATGACACTGTTGCAAGTTTAAATGATGAATTGTGGGGCCTTTGGTACAATATAATTCACATTTCAGATTATTTGCTTTTTGTGAAAAAAGAAGAAATAAGTGAGAAAAATCCAAACCAGATTGCATACGTTGAAGTTCATCTTGGAAAGAGAGGAAAAAAGACATCAATAGAATCACAAGGATTGGTTTTTCCATTTTTGCTAAGAGAATCAATAAGAGGATTTTTTGAGTTATTCTCTTCTCATGGCTTACCAAAAGACAATGCAAAGGCAATGTACATTATAAGAAAGTCAGACTTTCTTGTTGCAGAACCTTGGGATTTAAGGATAGGCATGGGATTAATTGAATTGTTACAAAGTAGTTTAACAAAGAAATACCAAACTGAGTTAATATCTAGAACGAACAAAATACCATTTTTCTTTAGCGAACTATGTTCAATGAAAGTTGATGAATTCAATGACGTTGTAAAAAATTTTATTCTTGGCACAAAGAAAGGAAATGAAATGGCAAAAGAAATGGATTCTAACATTTCGCATGATTTTGATTATCAAACGTTTAAGGATAGAATACGGCAGAAGAACATAGACACAAGCCTTATTTCAGACGGTGATTTTTCAAAAGAAGAACTTGATAATTACGTTATTCAAGAAAATGAAATGGATGAAATGATGGCTTATCATGGTACTGGCGCTGATTTTGATAAGTTTAATCATAAAAAATATTTAAATACAGGGGCCGGTTCGCAAACTTTTGGATGGGGAACTTATGTCACAAATGATGAAGCAGTTGCCAACGGATATTCAGAAAGTTCAAAAAGAATACCAAGCGAAAAATATGTTGATTTAATAGCAGCATATTTGGTGAATAACAAAAATATGCCTGATGATGTGGAAACAAAAATCAAGGCAGAAGAATATTCAAGCATGCTATTTTCAGATTATAGAGCAATTGGCGGATTTGATGAATTAAAAGATGTATATGAATATTATTTGAAACATCCAAATCATTATAAAATGAATAATGAGAAAATTGATTTATATACAATGTTTGTTGACGTTTTATCAAAGAACAAAAAAGAACACGCATTCTTATATGAAGTAGACATACCAGAAGATAACGGACAAAATTATATAGAATGGTATGAAGAGTTTCCATCTGAATTTATGAGGCGTATTTTGGAAGGATTTTTAAGGCTGCGTGATAGTTATCTAGATTCTATGGCGGAAAGAAATTACCCATTTAAATGTGATTTGTATCAAGATATTCAATGGATGAAACAAAATCCTGATAGGGCAAATAAAATGATTGATATTATAAGTAACGGTGATTATGAAGATTTTTTTTCTTCAAGTTATTACACAAATAAAGCATTAACGGATGGCAAAAGCGTGTACAGAAGGCTTCAACAAATATTTTTTGGAAGAGATAAAGCAGCATCATTATTTCTTATGCAATGTGGCTTTGATGGAATAAAATACCCTTCCGGCACAAAATGGCAAAAGCCAGATGGCGCATCTGACGATGCTTATAACTATGTTATATTTGATGCAAATAAAGTAAAAATAGTTAATAAAACAAGAATGTAAGCCGTATTATTACGGCTTTTTTAGTTTTCGAATATATTTATTAGAATTAAAAAATATGCAAAAGAAAAATTGTTGTACACTAAAAAATTAGATAATTTAAAAAAAGAAAAGTGTTTAAATAATGGAATTAAATTAATTTATTATTCTAATAAAAAATACAATAATTCTATAATATCAAATAAAGATGAAATATTAAAAGTTATAAATAATGCTAAATTTTGAAGAATGCATGCAGGATTACATAAAATGTTATGCTGACAAATCACGTATCTTGTTCATAGAAAAATACTTATACACGTTTGACGCAACGAAGGGTAAGAAAACACCTTTTATGCTTTTCCCAAGACAGCGTGTATTTCTTGAAACACTAGCATCAAATAGAAATGTTGTTAGTATTAAGCCTCGTCAGTGTGGTATCACCACATTGACATCCGCATGGGCTACAGCCCAATGTGCATTTGCTGACGCAGATGCTCCTGAAACAATCCTTTGTATTGGTAACAAATTGGACTTGGCACAACAGTTGATTACAAAGATTAGAGATTTCCTTGTTCAAGTTCCTCGTTGGTATTGGGGTGATGATTATTATTCACCTGACCCAAAATCAGAGAAGAATATGAGAAGTATTTTCATAAAGGATTCAAAATCAGAACTTGAGTTATTCAATGGATGCAGAATTGTTGCGAGGTCATCTGGTGAAAATGCTGCGCGTGGTATTTCAGCCGTATCAATTCTTATTCTTGATGAGGCAGCGTTCATTGAAAATGGTACAGCCGTTTACGCTACTGCTGCCGCTACAATGTCTTCAAACCCAAATTCAAAGACTGTTATGGTGTCAACCCCAAATGGTAAAGATATGTTGTACTACAACACTTACCGTTTGGCTTTGGCAAAGGAAAATAACTTTATTGCAGTTCAGTTCCGTTGGTATCAAGACCCACGTTATAACAAGAATCTTAAATGGTTCAAGAAAAACAAGGCTACTGGTGAAGTGGATTGGATTATTGAGCCAATATTAGACCAAACAGGAACAGTTAAATACGATGAATTACATTGGGAAGAACTAGTACAAAAGGGTTGGACTCCACGTTCTCCTTGGTATGAGGAAATGTGTAAATCATTCAACAATGATAAAGTGAAAATTGCTCAGGAGTTGGATGTATCGTTTGTTGGTTCATCTGATAACGTTATCGACCCTGAATATATTGAAATGCAAGAGAAACTTAATGTCCGTGAGCCACTTGAAGAAATGAAAGACCAAATGGTCGAAGAAACATGGTTTTGGAAGCCACCAGTTGCAGGACATAGATATATTGCGTCTTGTGACGTAAGTAGAGGCAGTTCTGAGGACTTTACTGCCATTGAAATTATTGATATGGATGGTAGGGATGAAAATGGAATGCCAATAGTTGAACAAGTTGCTGAATACTATGGAAGAAAACTTGGTGATGAAGTTGGCGAATTGTTATTCAATTATGCAACACTTTATAATAACGCATACGTAGTTATTGACTGTACAAATGGTCTAGGTGACGTTCCTTTATTCACGCTTATACACAAGGGTTATAAGAATCTTTTCTATGATGATTCAGAATTGAAGAAGTATACTGTTCAGCAGTCAAGCAAACAATATAAATTGGATAATGTTGATGTTATGCCTGGTTTCCATATGCAAGGTAATAGATACCCTGTTCTTGCTAATTTTGCAAATATGGTTAGAAACAACGAATTCAAGATTAGGTCTATAAGAGTTATAAATGAGTTGAATACATGGATATTCAAGGGAGAGGCTAAGAGAATGGACCACATGGATGGTAGCCACGATGACGCAATCACTTGTCTTGCAATGGGATTATTCGTTATGATGTTCTCATATAAGAAGATGGAAAAAGCAGCAGATAAGGATAAAGCTATATTGAATGCTTATATGATGACTGGTGCAATGCAAGTCAATCAGAATAAAATGATAGAAAACAGACCTATTACACCTAACAATGGTTTGCCTTTTTATAACTACGATTCTTTGACTAAGTATAAAAATGCAAATGGCGTTGGTATTCAAGGTTCTTATTTATGGCTTTTTAGCGGCTACAAATAAACTACTCTTTATATTTATAGTTAATAAAATATATTTTATAAAATTGTAAATTAATGGCAAAAAATAAATTAACCGTTTTTCAAACCCTTGAAAGAGCGTTAAAGGGCAATTTTGCGTCAGACCAAGGCTTTCAACCTCACGTAAATTCGTATGATATGTCTGGTGCAAATTCTGTCATTTATAAAACGAAAGACAAGGATGATTATGAAAGAACGAAGCTAGAATTACAGCAGAATGCTTATCTTAAAGAAAGATGGCTTAAAGCAAATATAGATTTGTCAGTTACTGCGTTTGCAGGATTGACAAATGTTAAACTTATGTATCGTGATGCTGACCTTATGGATTCATTCCCTGAGATTGGCGCAGCACTTGATATTGTGGCGGAGGAAAGTTGTTTAAATGGCGAAAAAGGACAGATTGTTAATGTATATTCAAAATCAGATAGAATTAAAGCAATTCTTGAAGATTTGTTTGTGAATAGGCTTAATCTTCAAGTTACTGCCCCTATGGTTATTAGAGGTATGTGTAAATACGGAAACCAATTTATGATGCTTGACATTGATAATAAGTTGGGTATTAAAGGTTGGAGGCAATTACCAGTATTTAACGTTGAAAGACTTGAAAATGGTATTCAGAATCCTTATGGAAGTGGCCAAAGTTTAGCAGTTAACAATAAAGAGTATGACAGTGATGATTTTGCAACAAAGTTTGTTTGGTTGGATGAAAACAACAGTCAGATTCCTTTCAGAAATTGGCAGATAGCACACTTTAGATTGCTTACAAATTCTCTTTGTTTGCCTTATGGGTGTTTAGTTGGAGACACTAGAATCGAAACTGAGCTAGGCTATAAAGAAATGTCTAAAATAAACATTGGAGATAATGTATGGACATTTAATACTAATTCTCAGAAAAGAGAGTTAGGAACAGTAACTATGTTTATGCCAAAAGGAGAAAAAGACATATATAAAGTTTCAACATTTCATAATGAAATTGAAGGTACTGATGACCATAAATTATTAGTATATGATAGTAATGTACTAAAATATAAAGAAATAAAAGACATTAGAGTTGGTGATTTATTAATTGTTGATAATTCTTTTAACAAGTGTCATGAAAAAATTAAAATAGATAAATCATATCCAACAGAAAATGAAGCAAATTTAAATAAAACTATGACTTGGTGGAAAAATTATGTTAATTTTATACCAGATTATGTTGATGAAGAATTTGCAAAATTTTTTGGATTTATGATTGGGGATGGATGGATTACTCAAAATAAGTATATATATTTTGCAACCGGTGAATATGAAAAATTTAATATTGAATTTGCTAAATATGTAGAAAAAATTACTAATCATAGTTGTAGGTTTATAAAGCCATTTAATGCGAAAAACAATAATTATGAATATTCTTCTTGCGTAATACCTTCAAAATGCCTTGCGTTAATAATGCATCGAATGGGATTTGTTGATGGCTTTGATAAAAAAAGAATACCTGAGTGGGTTTTTGCCTCTAGTGATGAAATTAAAAAGAAATTTCTTAATGGCTTAATGATTGCAGATGGGTCTTATAATATTGATAAATATGGTACACTTAGGTGCAGCATAGAAATGTCTAATGAACAATTGGTAAAAGATATAAAAACTCTTGTACAATCATTAGGATATAAATCATCCAAAGTTTCAAGTAGAAACAGAATAGGAAAAAGAACATCATTAAATTCAGGGCGTAATATTATAACAAAAAACACTAGTTATTATTTTTATTTCTATGAAAGTTTTAATAAACAAGAGAAAAAATATGATTTAGTAAATAGATTAGAAGATGGATTTAAAACTGAAAAAATTAGAAAAATAGAATATATAGGCAAAAAACAAACGTATGATTTCACCGTAAATAATGACAATAGTAATTTTTTTGCTAATGGTATTGTAACGCATAATTGTTCATATTTGAATGCAGCACGTAGGCATTGGAGAATGCTTTCATTGATGGAAGATATGATGCTTATATATCGTCTTGAACGTTCAATTGAAAGGCGTGTTTATAAGATTTACGTTGGAGCAATTGACGATGCTGATGTGCAGGCATATGTTGAGCAGATTGCAAATAACTTTAAGAGAACTCCTATCATTGACCCAATGACAGGACAAGTTGACTTAAGAAAGAATATATTGTCAGTTGACCAAGATATATTCATTCCGGTAAGAGACCAAAATGCCCCAACTCCTATTGATACGCTTTCAGCAGCACAGAATTTGACTGCTATGGATGACATTAAGTTTGTACAGAACAAAGTGTTAACAGCACTTAGAATTCCAAAGTCATTCTTGAATTTTGAAGAAAATGCTGGTGATGGTAAGAATCTTGCTCTTATGGATATTCGTTTCACACGTGTTATCAATAGAGTGCAGCAAGCATTCTTGATGGAGTTAACAAAGATTGCAAGTATTCATCTTTACCTTTTAGGTTTTGAGGATGACCTTACAAACTTTAATCTTACAATGAATAATCCATCAACTCAGGCAGAACAACTTGAGATTGATAATTTACAGAAGAAGATTTCAGCAGTTAGAGACGCAGTATCTGACCCAGGAAATGGTTTACCAGTAATGTCACAAACACGTGCGCTAAAGCAGATTATGAAATGGTCTGATAAGGAAATCAAGGAGAATCTTGAAGAAATCAGACTTGAAAAGGGCCTTGCAGCAGAACTTGAAAAGACTACTCAGATTATCAAGAGAACAGGAATCTTCGATATTGTTGATAGAATGTATGGAGAACCTGGTGCTGAATATCAAGAAGAAGACCAAATGGGCGGACCCGACGGCGGTATGGGCGGCGGAATGCCTGGTGGCGGAGGCGGTGGCTTCGGCGGCGGCTTAGATGAATTAGGGACACCTGGAGGAGAAACAGAAGGAGATATTTCTGGAAATGAGGGAGCAGAGCCAACTGCTGATATGGCAGGGGGCGCTCCTCCTGAAGGTGACACACCACCTCCACCTCCCGCAAATGAAAGCAAAAAATCTAAAAAAGTTTTGACTGAAAGCAAGGCTAGAGAAATACTCAAGGAAAGGAAAAACATTTTAGATAATATGTTTGATGCTTATCTTAGTAAGATTGATAACAGAATAGAAAGAAGTTCAAAACAAGAAAGCATCATAGAAAGGACAGACGTATATGATAAATCTCTTTTGATTAATGAAGAATTTTCAAAAATGATTGATTCATTAAATTTGTTAAATAATGAAGAAGAGGCTGATGAATAATCAGCCTTTTTTATTGTTGTAAATATTTATAAATAAAATAAATTAATGAGTTTCATAGATGACATCATAAGTGAAGAAATAAAAAAGGAATTTAACTATATAATAGAATCACACCAAGACATTGTTGATAATATACAACTAGGCATAGATTTGGTTGATTATTTATGGTTGAATCCCGATAACACGTGGTGGATAAAAATAGAAGCCAGATATAAGGATTATAGGGGATATAATAAAAGGCATCCACAAAGTAGTACTCCTAAATGGTGGAGTAGCGTAGGCGGTATGGATGGAACAAGAAGAGAAAATCACGTAGGTTACGTGATTGTTCGTGGAAGAACAAAAGAAGATTGCGTAAATTCAATTAAAAATGCTGTAGTGCATCTTAACCCTTGGGCTGCTCAACAGATTGGAACAAATACAATTTATTCAAACGGAAACGCAGAAGCAATAAAAATTGCGTGCAACGCTTTTTTTGCTAGAGCATATATGACAATCAATAAAAGGTCAATGGAATTTGCACTTAAAAAAGCGAGAGAAGATAAAAGGCTTGGAAGAAATAAGGGTAGAGAGTTACATCACAGACTTGGAAAGCCACAAGATAGTAAATTAAGACCTGGTTCTTTAATTGATTGTGATATTGATAACCCACAGGCGCAGAAAGAATTGTCTGACTACCTTAACAAACAAGGTATCAATCCATTTAGAGACTCTGCTAGCCACGATGGAAGACACTATATAATATTCGACAAAGATAAACAGAAAAACTTAGATTTTTCATTTTTAAATAATAATAAAAATTACTCATCTAATAACAGACCTGGCGACCCACCAGTACTTTTGAAACCTGATGCCAATATGTTATTATACTCAACGGTTGGAAAATAAAAAATATTATGGACGAAAAGCAGAAATATATAGAAATGTGGCATACAGCAATTAAAAATGCTTCTGCTGCTATGCGAAACGGTGACATGGATATGTATGACAAATATTTTCAAGAAATAGAAGATATTCATGAGAGATACAAAGAAATTGTCAACGATGAAGATGCTACAATTAATATGAATTTCACAAACCTTAATGCAACGGTTGAAAGTGTTCTTCCAAAGTTGTTAATTAAGGATAAGAAAACTGTATCTGAATGCATCAAAATGATTAAGGAAGATAAGAACTTATCAGCACAATTTAAATTCTGTAACGCATTAAGAAATTTCAATTGTGAAGGTGATGCAAAGGATTACATTAATGAATCTCTTAAACTTGTGGAAAATGATATTGATTTTAAAACCCTAAAGAAGTCAAACAGAAAGTTTGCTAAGTTCTTGATTGAGCACAAAATCAGACCAACACAAGAATTAAGTGAGGAAGAAATAAAGTTCAACAATAGTTGTGATTATTTGTTAACTCATAAGAAAACCCTTAACAATTTAACTGAAATTACAAACAGTATTAATGAAGTTAGCAAATACATTGTTGAAAACAGAAAAGAGGCAAAGGAAAAGGTTGACATTTTAGCAATGGCAGAGCAAGTTGAGAAGAAATTGAATTCTTTGAACGAGGCTGAACAAGCATTGGTAAAAGATATTATGATGGCAAATAGTTCAGGCGCTGAATATAGAAGACAAAATCTTTTCAACAAAATTAAGAACGAATGCATTGAGAAAATCAACAAAATGATTTCTGAAAATGACGGTAGCGAGAAAGAAAGATTGCTTAATTTGAAAGAAACAATTATGTTGAAAGAATATGATAAAAATAATATTGTCGGAGATATTGCAAAATTGTTAGAAATTGGCGCAGTGCTAAGTGACAGTGAACACGATAAATTTTTATAATTAAAATGAAAAGAGCAATTAGACTTACAGAATCAGACCTTCATAGAATCATAAAAGAGTCTGTTAACAGAATTTTGAGAGAAGAATGGGAAAGCCCTTTAGAAAAGGCTAAGAAAAACAAAAACAATTTTGATAACGTAAAGAAAATTGACGTGTCAAAATTCCAGAAAAAAACTAAGAAGCCAAAGGCTGGCACATTTGAAGATTTACCATCATTTTCAAAGTTGAAAAATCTTAAGAATGAGAGCAGAAACAGCAGAATAGTAAACGAGGAATTTAATCATGACCAATATGTTCAATTAGTTCAAGACGCATATGACAAGGTTGCTGAAGCGTCAGATTTAATAGTAGAGGCTTCAAGTATTGTTCAATCTGAAGGAACTTATCATATTGGATATTTGAATGAGGCGTACAAAGCATTAGGCACTGCATCAGAGGCATTAAAAGCTGCTGACGCATCAATGCCTAAGAGTGGCAGACCTGGATATTTGGATATGTGGCAATCATATGATTGATAATATCAAGTCATTTACTAACAAAATATATGGGTGAACCATTTAAGGTTCGCCTTTTTTTGACTGGTAATAAAAAAAATATATATTTTATAAAATGAAATATATATGAGATTAAATAAAGAAATTAAAATTAACTGTTGTGATTGTATGGATTTAAAATATGGGAGTGTAAATAAAAATGACCCTCAAATAATTTATCTTTCCGGTAAAATGTGGATTTGCCCAACTTATGAAGGAGATTTTGAAACCCCTATAAATTTAGCCTATACAAATTTTAAAAAAGAATTAACAAAAATTTTAAGAAATAGTAAGATTTTTGATGCAAGACACATTTTGGATTTTGATATAAATCCAGAAAATTTAGTATGTAATAAAAAGAAATATTTTTCAATTACATTTTTTGTAAAACAAAATTCTGAAAAATTAATTAATTTGAAAAATATGAAAAATTTAATTGCATCAAATTTTGGGTATTTATTTAGAGATTTAGAAAATGAATTAATTGAAAATGAATTTGTAATAAGTAAAACAAAATAATTATGACAATTGACAATGTTGTTACATGGTATGAAAAAAATGTTAATTACAAATTAACAAAAACTTTTTTAAATTTTCTTGTAAAAACTGGAATTATAAATTATGATGTTGATTTGGAATTGTTAAATTTATTTCTTTTAGATAGATATGAAGATGATTTTGTAAAAGAGAATAATAAATTTAAAATTAAAAAAAATAGAATTCCAGTAATTGATAAATTTAAAGAAGAGAAAAAAGAAGCCACTAAAAAAGAAAAACCGGTCGAACAGAAATCTCCTGTAAAAGAACTTTCTGTTACAACTAAGAAAAAATCTAGTGGAAAAAGATTTAAGATAGAAAATCTTGGTGGCAGTAAATTGAAATTAGTTAAACTTTGATTATATTTATAATAAAAAAATAGTAATGAAAAAAGTAATTAGATTAACTGAATCAGATTTACATAAAATGATTGAAAATGCCATAAATGAAATCAGTTATGGTACTGTTGACGATGCACAATCAGTAGGCTATGATACATTTGGCGATTTGTGGCATAGTTTCTGGCAATTTGATAGCAAGCTTGAAGAACTTGAAGATAAATTTAAAGAAATAGAGCCAAATCTTTATCAGAATAGGAATTTTAACGCAATGAGAACAAGTAAGAATAATCCTTATATGAATAAGATATATTCTTTAATGCTTAAAATACAATCTAATATTGAAGGTATAAGAGAGGCTTCTGACGCTATAAACAGTATTTTAGAAAGAAAAAAAGCTCAAAACGATAATTTTGAAAATTCTACTATGAAATATGATGCTGCACATCAATATGATGATATTTCATGGGATGAGTATAAAAATGGAGAAATAAATAATGTCTAAGATTATTAAATTAAACGAATCTTCATTTAAAAAATTGTTAGAGTATGTTGGTGATGAAGAAGCATTAGGAAGGTATGATATTGCCCCTGATGATTATCCTAATATGCCTGGCGATGAAGGTGTGTCTGTTAACAGAAAGACAATGCAATCTGATGACGTTGTTTCTTATCCGTTAACTGATAAGGATTTTGAAGAAGAACAATTTGCTGGTCAAGAATATTTTGACCCATATGCAAGAGATATATGAAAATCATTCGTTTCATTAGGTATAGGACTTACCTTTAATGATAATTAAAAAAGGCAATAACATTGCAGTTGGCCCAAATATGTGAGCAACTATTTTTTGGCAAAGGTAGATGTTTTTTGCGATATAGTGATATTTACCATTATAAAGATTGTTAATATGAACGCATTAATAGAAGAGGTAGTTTCGCAAACAATAAACAAGTATGCCAATGAGAATTATAGTGAACGTAAAACCATTAACGAAAATGATGGTGACGATATGGGCATTTACAAAGAACTTGATGATAAGGTTATCCATATCTGTTATAGTCACAATTT